TCGGATTCAACGTCGATAATATAACGGTTTTTGAACGTTTCCCCGAGATGTTCCAACAGGCTTTCCACCCATTCCTGTAAGATTGACGGAATGGGGGATTTGACTTGATATGGAATATCTTTCAGCATTCCGACGATGTCCCATAACTCCCAATTTTGCGTCATTCCGTCGGCGCTTACTGTCCATCCCATATCGGTCTGGTAATACGTGCCGACGGGGACGTACTCTCTGCTGCCGGATGGAAGCACGGCGCCAATCTCAATGCTGACAGTCTGCTTCGGCTCAAGATCGTAAAAATATCCGTTGAGGTCTTCGGGGTCGAATAAGCTGTTGGGGTTGTAAAAGGATAGTGTGCATGTGCCGTAGGGCGTAGACAGCGCGGACAGATCCGTCTGTTGTATGGCAGTCAGCGAGATCATGTCGTGCTCATTCCAGATTTGCAGAATCCCGGGGGATATTTCAGTGATGCGCGCCCGATAGCCCGGTAAGGACCACGCGGTGATTGTGACACGGATGGCATCCGGGCTTTCGATTTGCAGTCCTGTCACCATTATGGAAGATGCGGTATTGGCTTCGACCGATTTGGTGTACATCACCGTTCCGCTGCTGAGGATTTCCACGGTGTAATCCGTTGGCCATCCTTCCGCCCTGTAGGAGAAAAAGACACAGCAGGCGGTGAGCTTGTCGATCCCGGTAAAATACAGTTCCAATGAGACGGGGTTCTCGAATGTGCAATCGTTATCGGATATGCTGTTGCTCATCGTGCCGGCTGAATCCGGCGCCGAGGACGGGTTGGCGTCATACAAGCGAAAGGTTCCGTCCAACACCCAGCGGTTGCGCTCCAATGTCGCGTAGGGCTGCGGATTTTCGGTTGATTTGTCGGTCATCTGCTGCAGCACATTTGGGGAATATGCCGATATATTGTTTTCTTCGACATACTGGTATTCGGTTGTCGGCGGGATAACCTGTATCGTTGCACGCGGTACCATATGCCGCACGTCTGCGACGACTGCAGCCTGAAACGCGTCGCTTGTGTCAATCATGGGGCGTCACCTCGCGAAGCGTGAAGCCGAAATTGTGCCAATACGGCAGCCCGGCTTTGGAAAACGCAAAGGCCGGTTGCGTGATGGCTTCGGTCAGGAATGTACCGGTTCGCAGCGTATCGGTTTCGTCCGAAAGATACGACACGGTGAAGCTCGTTTGCCCGCGCAGTACGGCAAGTACCTGCCGCAGCAAATCATTTCCCATATAATCATAAGCGTATTCGATCATTTGTACGTTTCCGCGCACCTCCACCACACGCCGTCCACTGATCATGTCAATGGATTGCGTGAGCTGCGCAGGGTAACAGCGATATTTGTCCGCAGATGTTTCCGGCAGGACAATTGTATTGTTCAGGATCAATTGTGTCATATGCGTACGGCCACCTCCGGGTTTGCACGCATCACTTCCCGCAGGTCGGGGATGACGGCGCGCGAGAATTCCAATCCGTCGATCACAAGGGGGATTTCCAGTCTCACGGGTGAGGCGGAAGTCTGCATTGCAGTCTGCATACCGTTGACCATACCGGCGGCTGCGCGATAGGCAACGGTTTCTGTGGTCGGGGTTCGCGTCGTGACGGCGTCGTAAACGCTTCGTAAATGATCAGAAAGCTGTGCTCCGACTGCCACGTTTCCGTTGATGCCGCTGACTGCATCCGTTACTGCCTCTCCCATTTGTTCAGCGGCGCGGACAGAAAGGAATTCCGTATTCTCGATGCCCTCTGCAAGCCCGCGGTTGAGCATCTCGCCAACCCACGCCATTTCCTTGGACGGAGATGAAATTCCGAAAAATCCGCAGATGCCGTCCCATACACCTCCGAAAAATCCGGATATTTTATCCCATAGCCAGTCTCCCATACTCTTAATGCCTTCCCAAAGCCCCTCGATGATGTCCTTTCCTATATCCCCAATTTTGAAAATAAAGCCTTTTATACCGTCTATAATGGTATTGATGATTTTTGGCGCATTTTGCAGCAGCTTCGGCAGCGCCTTGATGATACCTTGTATCAGACTGCTGATGATTTCACCTGCGCTCGAAACAATTTCGGGAAGCGCGCTTATTAGCCCTTCAATTATACCTGCTATCAAATCCGGAGCGGCATCAATCAGATTCGGGATGGCATCAATAAGCCCCTTCGCTAATCCTTTTATGAGCTCAAGCCCAGCTTTGATGATTTTGTCAATATTATCTATAAGCCCTTGTGCGATTGTCATTACCGCCTGTACGACCATCGGGATGAGCGTCGGCAGATTCTCGCTGATGCTGTCGATCAGTCCGAGCAGGATTTGCAGGGAAGTATCGATCAGCAGCGGAAGGTTCTCGATCAGCGTATTCACAACCATCGTCAGAGCGCTCATTATCACGGGGAGGAGCTGCGGCAGGGATTCGTTCAGCGATGTCAGAACAGAAGTAAAAAGTTCGCTGACGGTGGCCAGCAGAGACGGAGCGGCGGCCACAAGCCCTTCTACAATTTGCTGGATAACGGTTGGAACGGAGGAAACAATATTCTGCACGACGGGTGTGATATTGCTGACCATCGCCAGGAATGATGTGACGACGTTTCCCGCAAGGTTGGTCATATCCGCGCCGGCATTTCCCAATCCGGCGGTGAGCGATTTGACGGACGCCTGCAGCATCCCCATTGAGCCGGAAATTGTCTTTTCGCTTTCACGGGCGAAATTTCCGGCATATTGTTCGGTCTTCTCGAAAAACATCTGCATTGCGACCTGAACTTTATCGGCCTGACTTGCTTCATCCCATACGAAATCGAGACCTTTCCCGACCGCGTATGCTTCTATGGATGTTGCATTCATAGCGACGCCGAGGTTGTCCATCATCTCAAAATTGCCTTTTGCCGCACCGGCTACGGCTTCGAGCGCTGCGGACGTCTCGATGCCCATCACGGACGCCATATCCGCCGCGCGCTGCATTGCCTGCTCGGTCAGTTGGAGAGATTCCTGCTGCTCAATACCGGACCCCTGAAACAGAGCACCCATTTTGTTTGCTGTCGCGAGGTATTCGCTTTGTGAAACGCCGAGATTTTTATAAGCTTCTTCGCCCGTCTTCTGAATTTCCGATGCGTATTCGCCGAACACGGCTTCCGCGCCGCCCGTGTTTTGCTCTAATTCTGAAAAGGAGGATACGACGTCTTTGACCAGTTTCCCGGTGGCGGCGGCCACACTTGCAGCCGTGGCGGCGGCCACTCCGGCAACGGTTTTCAGCGCCGTACCGAGGCCTCCGAACCGGCTTCCCGTTTCCTCGGCGGCGTCTCCGGCTTTTTCTGTTGCCTTTTCCATATCGCCTGTTGCGTCTGCGGCCCCGTTCATTTCCGCTTCCGTCGCTTCCAGCTCGTTGGTCATACGGTTGACGTCGGCAATCGCATCGTACAGCGATTTCTGCCATTTCAGCGTGTTGACGTTGTTTTTGCCGTAGGCTTCCGTGGAAGCGTCCAGCCCTTTTTTTAACTCTTCAATGCCTTTTTTCTGTACATCGATCTGTCTGGTCAGTATATCCGCCTGTGCGGCAAGCCCAAGCTGCTCGTCCCCGTTATTCTTGAACGAATTGGTGACGATCTTCATTTCACTGTCGAGCACTTTGAGCTGCTGTGCAATATTTTTGATTTCATTTCGGAACGCGGCTTCGCCGTCGATGCCTATTTTGGGGCCTATGTTGATTGCCATTTGTCTGTCACCTCACATCCGGAATGATTTCGTCATCGGTCAGCTTTCGTTTCTGCCGGTATCCCTCTCGCTTGATTTGCTCGACGGCAATGAGTGTCATCAGATCGCCGAAGGGGATGTCGAGCGTTTCGTCCATCGTCAGTCCGACGCGCATTCCGTACCACAAAAACCACGCGGGCGTTATTTCACCGCCCGCGTGGCTTCTGCGTTTTTTTCGGGTTCTGCCTCAACTTCCGCAGCTTTCCCCGCAAGGATGGTTTCCTGTATCTTTTCGACCAGCAGCGCAGTGTCACGCACGTCGAAGATGTCCAACAGGACATCTTCGCTCAGCGCCTCCGGTGCATCCAGACCGTTGAGCTTTGCATACCGTTCGCCGGCCTTCATCATTTCTGCGATGATCCATACCGATTCATAGACGTTTTGCAGCTTGTCCTCCGAATCAATGGCGGAATCGATTTTTTCGATGCTTCTGTACCGCTCGGTGCAGGAGCGCATCACGCGGAGCGAGAAGCAAAGGGGATAAGTCTTCCCATTGATTTCAATGGATGTTGTTTTCATTTTAACCTCCCACAGTTATAAGTTCGCGCAAAGGGCGAACTACTGAATGCTCAGACGATCTTTGATATATGCCTCTGCCTGCGCTTCGCTTGTGAAGGTTGCCTCGCGCTTCCAGACGTGGTTTGCGCTGTCGTCGCGCAGAATGGTTGCGCTCAGCTCAGGCACCTGCCACTCGATTGTCTCGCCCTGTGTGGTCGCTGCGTCGGATGGAATGCCGAACATAACCTTTGTCAGCACAACCGCACGCCACTTATACACGCCGCCGACCTTTTTCTTGATGATAAATCCGGTTCCCAGATAAGGCGTTTCCTGCGTGTCGTCATAGATAAGCTCGCTTGCGTCTTCGTCGGTGACGCCGGTGATCTCGCTGATGGTTTCTTCTTTGATGCCGAGGATTGCTTTGCTGACCTCCTGCGACAAGTCGTCGGTCGACAGCGTCAGTGTGCCGCCGGCGAAGGAGCGGTCGGTTTCTGCAATGGAATTGTCTGCATACAGGTTGTTGTCCTCCGTGGTCTCGACTTCTATGTTGGCTTCCGTTGCTTTGCCCATTACGCCGCCGTTGGCGTAAGACACCGTTGTGCCGGTATTGGAATATACCGCATAATAGGGCTTGGAAAGTCCGATTGTTGCCATTCTTGCATCTGTCCTTTCATTTCATAATTTTTGCGATTTCTTCATCGATGATTTTCGCCATCGTTTCTTCCGCCGCTTTTTTGGTTTTCCGAACCGCCGGCGCGACGAACGGGCGCTTTTTGGCGATGCTTGAGCCGCTTTCGAGAGACCGTGCGATTATCGCGTTCGGCTGTCCTTTCGGATATTTTTTTGTTTTCATATCGTTATAGCCATCAAAACCGAGTTTAACGTTCAGAATCCCGTCTTCGTTTCCCATTGGGCTGATGCCGAAGCCGTCCTGCAATCCCTTCTTGGCAGTCTCTGTCAGCGGCGCGCTCCAATTGTTGTTATACGCAACCACACCCCATTCATCCTTGACGGCGGGCAGCGCATTTATGTTGGCGCGCACGGCGTCAGCGATGATTGCGGCTCCGGCGTAGACGGCTTTTTCCGCAATTGCTTTTCCTTCTTTGCCCAAGGTCGAAAGGCGTTTCTCATATTCTTTCAGTCCGGGGAATTTGATGGTTGCCAATTATGCCACCTCCCACGACCATTCGTAATGAATGAAGCCGGTATCATCCTCGTACTGCACAGAGGACAGCGACCACGCGATACCGTGACTGCTCAGCGCTTCGCCGAATGCGTCGACCCACGGGTCGAATTCCTGCTTTGTAAACAGGTCAGTTGTACCCGTGATGGCGCACTCGGCGTGGATATCGTCTGCAGCAAGGACGCTTTCGCCGTCCTCCTGCCAAACGAAATAGCGGTCGGATTTTATCCGCTCGATGTGGCTCACCTGATCGGTCACATCGAGATGTGCGGCGATGATCTTTTCGTACCACATTATTCTGCTCCTCCTTCGACCGCGACACTTTCAAACTTCTGCTCGATTTTTGCCAGTGTGATGTCTACAGACGGCGGATAAACGCCTTCCACAGTCTGCACCAGCGCAATGCGGTAGCGCTTTCCGTCTTCGGTAACTGCCATATCTTGGCTGCTGACCGTTCCTGTCCGCGGCGTGCGGATGACGCGCTCGACGTCAATCTGGTTCTGCTTACTCTGGTAGTATCGCTGAAGACCGAGACGCTGTTCTTCGTAACGCAGCGTAATTTTCAGCGTCGCCTGCGGCTGCGGCAT